GAAAACCTGCTCCTAATGGAACTAAAGCATTACCTGTTGTATTATTATCTATACCTTTAAATTTATATTGGTTTACTACTGCCATTATTCTAAAAAGAAACTCTTAGCTTCTATCTCCTGTTTAACTTCTTCTTGAAACGTACTATTTAATTTTATTATAACACTATCGAGGTCTCTAACCAATGACTGTAGATTAACCTGTGTATATTCCTTACCCGCTCTAGTCAATGATTGTACAAGTTTGGCCATTATAATAAACCTGCTAGGCCTCCGTTTTTAAACATAGCTCTACCACCGTTTGCTGCTGTAAATTTTATCGGTTTACCATATATAGTTTCTTCTTCATCCATTTGTTTTAATTTATCTAATGTGTTTCCTTGTTCAATAGAAAATGGTCCACCAAATTGTTCCATTCCTTTTGCTTTTTCTAAGGTTCTCATCTGTGCTAGTGCTGGCCCAACTAATTTAGATGTATAATTATCTGTAGGCAAAGGATTAGTGTTGTAAGAAAGTTTATCTTCTTCTGTTGAAAGATTTTTATTTTTCATATAGTTTCTAAATTTATTTACCCCAATATTACCAACGATTCCCAATACATTTAAATTTTTTAAATTATTTAAATAACTAAGTTCTGATCCAAGGTTCATGGCGTTATCTAGTGTCGAAGGTTTTTCTCTTTGATAGTCTCTCATAGCTCTATCATGGTTTCTATCTTGTTCAGGAGTGCTATAATCCTCAGCTCCAGATGAATCACCGCCCTGGTTTCCCCCACCATAATCAGCACCACTAGTATCTATATCACCTTGTGTGTTTGTGGCTTGTCGGGTATCCGTAGATACAGTCCCCATATCAGAACCACGATAGCCCGGTCTTGAGCCATCTCCACTTGGAGTAACTAATTGACCATTAGCATAACCGGCTCTACCACCAAAGAAGTATCCGGCTCTACCGCCTTTCATATAATCTGTTCTTCCTTCACCAGTTTTATTGCTTACAGGACCGCCGGTTATTGCATTAGTACCAAAGCTATCACCCGGGCTTGAATAAGATTTCTGACCTTGAGTGCCTAACCCAAAAGTACCATCACCGCCGCCACTCATTGCATTAGATTCATTATTCATGTCAGCAATTAACTTATCCCTTCTTTCATCTAATTTAGTTTTATTGAAAGATATACCTTTATTTGTATATTTTCTTTTTAATGTTTTATTAATTGTGTCTATTCTTTTTTGATAAGCATCTTGTAATCCATAATTTGTTGGATCCCCAAACTTGCCACGTGAGGCAAAATTTAAAAAACCACCTGATACAGGATTATATCCTTTCATTAACCCACTTTGTATTGTGCCATTGTTTACATCATAAAATTTATTTAAGGCTTTTTGTCTTGGGTCTTGGTCTGGTATATACTCTCCAATACCTCTAATTATTGAACCACTAATAGATTTATCTCCAAAAGGCAGATAGTCCATAAAATTAAATTTATTATCACCTTGTGTATTATCACTTTGTGTTGTGTTCATTTGATTTAAATAATCATCATAACCATTGTACCTGGAACTTAATGCTCGATTGTTATTAAATTCTAATTCTGTTAACATTATCTCATTCCTCCTGGTGCAATGTCTAATCTAAACGTACCTAGTTTCCAATTTTTTCCAGTACCCGCATTGGATACTTTTAATGCAATTGATCTAGCTCTAAGTCTAGTACTTTTAAAATTTGTAGTTTCTGTTGATGTAAAATTTGTAGTTGTTGCAGCTGTATTAGGGTAGTCTCTTGTTGTAAAAGTGATTTCGGTATCACCTGTTTGTTCTATAAAATCTGGTATAAACCTACTTATTCTCATCATATATTCACCATCTCCTCTAAGATCAGGGGTTCCTACAGTTTGTCCTGTATTACTTCTTCTTTGAGTAATATCAAAATCACCAGAAAGAATGTTAGCATTAATCGCAGTAACAACATTACCAGCATTTACTTGATCGGTCCCTGTTTCGTGCTGATAGTATATACTACTCCCATCTACATTACCAGTAACATCAAAAGAAGCATTATCATTAGGACTATATAATGTTGCATGAGGTTTTTCGTATACAGCAGAATCTACCCAAGCAGATCTATTTAAAGATCCTGTTGTCCAAATAGGTCTTTCAGTTGATGAATCTACATAATTATAGCTAACCACTCTATCGACCGAAGTAGCATTAGCCGAACAATAGAACCAGTTTATTTCTCCAAAAAGATTGTTAATACCTGCATTAATTAAATCTTTAGTTACAGAATTAAGACCAAGTCCAGGATCTACGGAGTAAACAAAATCCTCCACTAGACAAGGCATCGATCTTAACTGACCATCATAGTTAAAGAAACCGTTGTCTGACATCCAATAAGCTGAGCCATCAACTTCGATGCAAGCATTTTTGCCGATCAATCCACAGTTAGTCCCTGCTTGTTGAAATGCAAAAGTAAAAGGTTGTCCGACAAACTGCATTAAAAATATTGCGGTATCGGTCCATACATAAAGAGCATCCCTACCTTTAATAGCAGACATGATCTTAGACCCTGCAGCAAGCCTTTGAGACCCTGCAGTATTTTCTGCCCTTATGGTGTACTCATTAATATTTTCTTGATCCGAAAATCTTATAAACATATCGTCTTGTGTAGTCTTGTCTCCAATAGTTGTTTCCGTTCCAAAAAATACTAAATGTCTATCTGGAGTTGATACTATCATATGACGAGATGCTGTTGGCGCTCCAGATATAATTGTTGCTCGAGTATTTAATGCATTTGAAACCGATCCATCCCACTCAAAACATTCCCCATTATAAATAAGAGCAATTAATTTTGTACCAAAATTATCAAGAACCCATAAACCAGGGTTAAGTGTGAACTGTGTAGTTGATGAAGCTTCACCCCATCCGTTGTAATCTGTAATATTTGTAATTACAGCATTTTGAGAATGTGTAGTTGCAGTGGTCCCATTTGCTGATCTAGCTCCACCACTTAAAGTATTTGTTCCCGTATTATTGGCTGTGTAAGATATGTCTTCTGTCCCTATTCTTATGGTCCCCGATGCCGGAAACGAGTTTGAACTAGCTAGAATTATGTTAGTTGTTGTTGTATCTGTTAATGCAGTTGCAAGAGTATTGGTTGCTTCTCCGTTTACTACACCACCAAACAAACCTGAACTCCAACCAAAACCTGATTCTTGTGTAGAAGGCCCTACTGTAAAATAACATAAGACAGAGGCAGCACCAGCATTAGTCACAGGCGTTCCGGCTTCGTTAGTGGCCATTGTAATTGTAAAAGTGGTACTACTTGGTACAGAAGTTACCATAAATTTTTCATCTTCAAATGTGGAGTTTGTAAAAGTAGATCCCGATAACCCAGAAACAGCATCAAATAATACTATGTCATTATCTAACAAACCATGATTAGATGAAACAGTTATTGTGACAGTAGGTGATCCTGCTGTACTTGTAAAATTTGCGCCAGTAATTGTAGTTCTTATAGGGTGGATATCATAGAATTCACCGTCCGAAAAAACATAAAGAATTCTATTAGTGCCAATTGCGGAATACTTTATCCCAACATTATTGTCCCAGTTATGTATGGCTCTTGCGGCACCAGTTAATTTCTCGATACCTAACTGTTCCCAACCACCTATTTTTTCCGGTGAGCCATATCTAAAACGCACATTATCACCATCAAACCATTGCCCTTCGGCACCGGTCTCTGTGACTTGTTTGTTAAATCCTGGAGCAAAGCCTAATTTTTGTAACATATAAAAACCTATTGAAATTCTTCAATAAACCTTATATAGTAATATATAGATAATGAAAGAGAGAAATAGCTAAAGATTATGGACCGTTTAAAAGAAGTTTTTGATTATAAAATAGGTGATTTAAAATATCAAATAGATGGATTAGTACCTAAAGATGTCTGTAATTATTTTATTAATTTTTACAAAGAAAATGAAAATAAGTCTTTAATTATTAAGGAAGAAAGTTATAAATTTAAGTCTAATACTATAGAACCCGATAATTTTAATTCTCTCAATTTATCCGAAATAAGTTTAACTAATGATAGTTTCATAAAACCACTAGAACTAGCTAAAAAATATGTAGCTATAATGATAACTAATTATGTATTGCATATTCAAAAAAATATATGTCCTACTTTTAATATGAATTATGTCACTCAAACTCAAAACATTAGAATTTTAAAATATAAAGAAGGAGAATTTATTGGTGATCATTCCGACATGGATGAAAAGATAAGGGCTTCTTGTACACTTAATTTAAATGAAGACTACGAAGGAGGAGAGTTTAGGCTTTTTAATGGCAGGGAAAAACTATCATTTAAAACTGGAGATGCTTTGTTTTTTCCAGCTGAACCTATTTGGATTCATGGCACCGAGCCGATTAAAAGTGGCACAAGATATTCAATTAATTGTTTTTTATATCCTGCTACATAATGAATTTAGTATATACAATACCAGATAAACTTTTTTACTTTGAGAATTTTTTAGATTATCCAACGTATAAAAAATTACACTATGATGCCTTTAAAAGTAAGTTAATTTCTTTAAAATCAGTTAAAAAAGATTGGGATAAAAAACTTACATATGGACATTATAATTTTACACAAAAAACAGATCTAGATAAAAACAACCCTTTATTAGTAAAATTAAAAATATTAATAAAAACAAATCGTTTTCATAAAATAAACTATAATAACTTTAATTTTGTATTACATTCAATGGAAGATGGGGCGGGTATTAATTGGCACGATGATAATAGTCATGAATATGGTATAACTTATTATATAAATAGAAGGTGGAACAATAAATTTGGCGGAGAATTATTGTTTACTCATGAAACAGCAAATGGATTTGTTCCCTTAACTGGTAATTCCTTACTAGTTATTAAAGCACCTTTATTACATAAAGTAGTTACTGTAACTAAACCACTAGTTCCTAGAAAAACTATACAAATTTTTGTTGGCAAAGATGATTAAACTCATAAACAAAAACAATCCCTTTAACGAAGACAAGAGTAGTTTAAATATAAGTTATAATAGAAATGTTAATATTATATTTGGCCACTATCCTTATCCAGATGTTATACACAATTTTATGATGGCTATAAAATCTAACTTAGATGAATCAATGAAAAATTATACAAATGTAAAAGGTGGAATGACCCACTGGAATTATTTTGTTGATAAACCTGAGTTTATTAATTTCTTAACTTATTTAATAAATAAATATCAAAGTACTCATAGTAATTTATTTAAACATTTTCTTGAAAGAAAAAGTATTGAAAATGCTTGGGGTAATGAAATAAAAAAAGGAGATAGTTTGGATTACCATCATCATCATTGTGTGCATGGTGTTTTGTATTTGACAAAAGGTTGCGATTTAATACTACCTGAATTAAATTTAAAAATTACACCCGAGCCTGGTGATTATTATATATTTCCTCCTGAAATATTACATGGTTTTGATACATATGAGGAAGACAAAAATAGATATAGTCTAATATTTAATATTTTAGAAAAAGATGAATTTAAATACTTAAAAAAATTAAAATGAAAATTAAAATTGAAATAATTGAAGATTTTTTAACTATTAAAGAA